TTGAAATGACGGGGTTGGTTCCGCCGGAGGTGTTGCCGTTAGCAAGTACCTCTGCCCAGGTCAGCGACCCGTCCGCATCGAGGACAACCTGCCTCCAGCCAGTCGTTGTGCCATCCGTGTTGACCCACAACTCACCTGTGGCACCAAGAGTCCGTTGGTAAACATCTCCTTCGTTGCCTGCAAGCAGAGCGACGTTGGGGTCTGCCGTTCCTCGCTTGATATTGTCGGATGTGAGGATGCCGCCGGACTGAAGCGTGAGATCGACAGACAAAAACAGATCGTCCGACGCCACGTTCACGGTTCGGTTGAACCCTGACGTATCGTCGTTGAGTGTGAGATTGTCGATCTGGTTAGCCATCTAGGCTCACTTCATCTTACTCGGAGAAGAAACTTCGATATTGTTGACGGTGACTTCCCACCCAACAGTTTGGATTTCCCCTCCAAGACGTTGGCCCCGGAGGGCGTCCAACCGTGCCCGTGCTTTACGAACCATCATCCCTTGGACGTTGGCCTGTTCCTTGAGATTGAGTTCCTTTTCAGGCTCAACCTCAAACTCGACTGTGAGGGTAACTTTCATGGTTCATTCCTACGGACGGACAGCGATGAACTGCGGCTGGTACATGACCAACGGAGAAGTGGAGGCCCCGTCGGCACCCTGGAGGATGCCGACGATGTAGACGACGTTGCCAGAGCCCGTAGGAGCCGTCGTGGTGCCTTGACCACCTGTCTGGCTGACGAACACCGGGCGGCCGTTGAGAGCCGCAGCAGGAGCCGCAGCGAAGTTCACGGGGATCAGCGATCCTGGGACAGTGAAGACCTTGACCGGAGCCGTGTCGGCTGCGGAGTAGGCCGCGACACCAATGGCCAATCCATCAAGAGTTGTGCCCGTGTTGGAGTCAGCCAGGATGACATCGCCCGTGGTGCCTTCGATGGTGACAACATCACCAGCCGAAAGAGCCTCACCAGCCGTGAGGGTGACACCCGCACCACTTCCAACAATGTCCAAGAACTCGCTGACTTCGACAGCAGGCTCAGCCACGGTCGAGTCGAAGGTCATGTACGTGGTGGAGCCGTCGTCGATGACCAGCGCCGTGGCGTTGGCCGTAGCGAAAGTGATGTCGATGTCCGCAGCCGAGTTGATGTCGATGGTGCCGGAGGTTGTGGTCTCCAGGGTCAGGTTGGCGCCAGCAACGGAGAAGTTGGATGCTCCTCCAGCATCCAGGCTGATGGCCTCCGTACCGGATACGTCGAATGCACCTTCAGGCGCCGAGGTGGTGATGGTGTTTCCACCCACGTAAGCTTGCTGCAACGTCAGGTTGCCGCCATCGACCGTGACCACCTGATCCCAGGACGTTCCTGATCCAGTGGAGTCGTTGATGTAAAGCTCACCACCCGTTGCGGTGTCTCGCATGAACAACGAACCAGCGAGACCTGTGACAGACCCGTCCGGGTCACTGTCACCAACGAACATCTCAGCGGAATCGCCGCCTGTTCCTGTAGTGGTCAGCGTGACAACCGGATCGGCCTCACCCACCGTGGAGTTGACAGCCAGTTCGCCCGTTCCGACGTTGAGGATGGTCCCCGTGGCTCCGGTAGCGTTACCGATGGTGATGGTCCGGGCTGCGGCACCCGTTCCTACATTGATGGCTCCTGTATTGGCGTCGTTGCCGACGTTGATGGCCCCACCAGAGGAGTTGAGGCTCAGAGCAGTCGCGGCATCCAAGTCAAGGATGCCTGCGGAAGTAACACTCACAGCACCCGAAGTGGTGGTTCCAAGACTCAGTGCCGCACTGTCGACCGTGAAGTTCGATGCCGAACTCGCATCCAACGAAATGGCTTCGGTGCCAGAGACATCAAAGTTCCCTTCCGCGCCACTTGTGACAATGGTGTTCCCGTTGACGTAGGCTTGCTGAAGCGTAATGGCGTCAACATCAGCCGTCGTCGCCACTTCAAGCCAAACGGTGCCCGAACCCGTCGAGTTGTTGATGTAGAGTTCGCCGCCTGTAGCGGTGTCTCGCATGAACAATGAGCCGGCGAGACCCGTAACGGAGCCATTCGGGTCACTGTCACCAACGAACATCTCAGCGGAATCACCACCTGTGCCTGTAGTGGTCAGCGTGACAACCGGATCGGCCTCACCCACCGTGGAGTTGATGGCAAACTCTCCGGTTCCAACATTTGCCACAATCCCCGTGGCTCCCGTCGAGTTCCCGAGAGTGATGGTCCGCGCAGCCGCTCCCGTGCCTACGTTGATGGCCCCCGTGTTGGCATCGTTCCCAAGGTCGAGTGCACCGCCACTGGAGTTGATCTCCACGCCGCCGATGCCGTCGACAAGCACGGACCCAGAGGTGGTGGTGCTCAGGGTCAGCGCCCCACCATCAACAGTGAAGTTGGATGCTGCATCCGCGTCCAGCGAAATCCCAGCCGTCGTGTCCACGAGCATGTCGCTCAATGTCACGATGAAATCTTCAGTCCCAGTGAAGGTCACATCGCCTTCGCCACCACTTGTCGTGATGGTGTTCCCGTTCACATAGGCGTTTTGGAGCGTGACTGCGCCGCCTGTGGACAACGCCGTCCATGCGGTGCCTGAACCAGTGGACTGGTTCAGGTAAAGCTCGCCACCTGCTCCGGTATCCCTGAAAAACAGAGAACCCGCCAGGCCGGTAACTGATCCACTGGGATCGTTGTCACCAACGAACATCTGAATCGAATCGCCGCTCGTTCCGGTGCTTGTCAGAGTTAGGACCGCTTCGTCTTCATCGGCCGGAGACAGGATGTCCACCGAACCCGCTGCCCCCGTGGTGAAACCGTCACCAGGAGTCAGGATGATCGAAGCACCAGCGTTAGTGCCGGCTGTGGAAGAACCGGCCGTGACGGTGATGTCGTTGCCGGAGGCATCCCCTGCGTTTGCTGTGTCCAGCGTTGCGGTGGTTGTCGCATCCAGGTCCAAGATGCCCGCTGACGACACCGCCACCGTGCCACTTGTCGTGGTGGAGAGGGTGAGTCCAGCAGAATCGACCGTGAAGTTCGACGCAGCGTCAGCATCCAGAGAGATGCTGGCCGTGGTATCGACCAACATGTCCGAGAGCGTGACGATGAAGTCTTCGGTCCCAGTGAACGTGACATCGCCTTCTGCTCCGCTCGTCGTGATGGTGTTGCCCGCAATATAGGCGGTTTGCAACGTATCTCCACCAGCACCCACATTGATGACCGTCCAAGATGTTCCCGAACCCGTCGAAGTGTTGAGGTACGCCTCAGCACCCGTTCCGGTGTCACGAAGGAAAATGGAGCCGGCATCGGCCGTGACCACCGTATCGGGGTTGCTGGTTCCTGTGAAGAACCCCGCAGCGTTCGCGCCTGAGCCCGTGGACTCAATCTGAAGAAGAATCTCGTCTTCGTCCGCTGGGGACGTGATGTTGACGAAACCTGCGGCCCCACTGGTGAAACCGTCACCGGGGGTCAAAATGATGGACGCACCGTCTGCCGTACCTGCTGTGGAAGAACCAGCAGTGAACGTCATGTCGTTGCCGGAGGCGTTTGCTGCATCCGCAGTGTCAGCCGTCAACGTGGTTGTGGCGTTGAGGTCAATCCCAGCCGCCGAGGTACCAATCAACGCTCCACTTGTGATGGTGGAAAGCGTCAGGTCGCCAGCCGTGGCGCTGACGTTTGATGCTGCCGTACCGTCGATGGAGAACCCATTAGTTCCCGTCATCTGGACATCGAAGCTGGTGCTGTCGAAGTCGAACGGCGCGTCCAGGTTTATGCCACCAGAGGTCGTGACGATGAAGGTTTCGGTGCCAGCAAACGTGACATCCCCTTCACCCACTGAAGTGGTGATCGTGTTGCCTTGCTCATAGGCTTCCTGAAGGTCAACAAGCCCCTGAGTCGTGAACGTGTTGTAGGTGATGCCCGTCGTGGTTGTAGTCGTGGCCGTCGACCAGTTCCCTGAAGAGTCGCCTTCAAGAACATTGACGTTAACGATTCGGACATCACCGCCAGCCGTTACATCAGCCGCAAAATCGTTGGCGACCCACGGAACCGTCGTTCCCGTCAGACCGATACCCCTAATCGTCAGGGTCGTTCCGATATGGCTCAGAACCTCGTAGATGTTGTCGTTCTCTTGATCGTTGGCACCCGCGATCTGAATGATGTCGCCTACCGCGAACGTAGCGGATCCAATGGTCTGCACCGTCGGGTTGCTGGTGGCAGCAACACCCGCAACAAACGTGCCCGCGATAGTGTCCGCCGTGGCCGTCGGCAAAACATTGATCACGAGACCACCCGTCTGAGCGACGGTCGCAGTATAGTCCGCGTTCAGGTACAGGTGATTGTCCCTGATGTTGACCTGTTCACTGTGGATCGTGGTCGTCGTCCCGTTGACGGTCAAGTTCCCATCAATGACGACGTTGGCCCCAGATACCCACTCCCAGTCGACAGAAGTATTGATGACATCGGGGGTACCGCCTTGTTCGGTGGTCCGAGCGAGACCTGTGGTCAGGTCGAGGAGCAAGAGGTTATCGGTTTGTGTGCCAGCCATGACGGTGTTCCTTTAGCGACGATGAGCGATGAATTGAGGACGAAACAAGACGGTCGGGGTCATCGTTGCTCCGTCGGCACCTTGAAGGGTGCCAATGGTGAAAAGTGTGTTGCCCGAAGTGGTGGGCGGAGTTGCTGTTGCAAGCCCTGAACTTGCGGAGATGAAAACCAGTCGACCGTTGAGAGCCCCAGCAGGGGCGGCGGCGAATCGCACAATCGGACATGCGCCCGAAGTGGTCACCACCTGAACGGTTGCTCCTGAAAGCACGGTTTCGTTTGCGACGCCAATCACCTCCCAATTAGCTCCGGCAATAGAAGAATTCGCGCGAATAACCTCGCCTGACGTGTTGAAAGTCAGCAAATCCCCCGTTGTGAGGGCTTCTCCGGCCGTGAAAGGTTTGGTCCGCAATCCTCCGATTGCGTTATCTAGCCCCGCTAAATGGGCGGTTAGTTCCTCAACAACAGTGACTTCGGGCGGTGAAGTGTCTCGTGTGTAGTTGGTGGGAACGTAGGTGATGGAGAGGGTGTCCCCGTCGATTACATCCGTTCCCCCATGAACGTGCGTAGGTGCGTGTAGAGCAGGGGTGGGATCTCCAAAACTGAGAACCCCTGCTCCATTTGTAATGAGTGCTTGGCCCGAAGCGCCGTCGACAGAGGGCCAGGTCAGCCCATCAATGATCACATTGTCAGTGCCAGCACCCCCTGGAGCGAGGATCAGGTCGGTGACACCGATGATGGAGTCCCCAGTCGAAACCAGGATGTCGGTGCCGCCTGTGGTGTTCCCAAGAAGCAAAGTGGCTGCAAGAGTCCCTGCTCCACCACCGCCACCAGGGATGGTGATGTCCACTAGTCCGGCTCCGGCCGAAGACGCCGTGACCCCTGCACCAATGAAGTCGATAGTGGTCGCAGCCGCGTCGATGAGGACGCCTTCATCGTAAACCGCAACCGCGCCCCCTCCCCCTCCTCCAGCATTGGGGAACAGTTGACCGCCGATGTACCCGTAGACGTTGGTGCCAAGGCCGCCGACATCTCCACCACTGTTGAACTGAGCAACGACCCGCCCACCACCACAAGGAGCGCTTAGTCGGATGTTGACGCCAGCCAAAGTGGCGGGGGCAATGTCCACGCCTTCGGAGGGAACCGTAATGAGGTACGAACTGGCATCAACTCCGGCCAGCCCCGACCCAGGAGCCGCAGTGTCAATGACGTACTCACCGTTGAGTTTCCGGTAGAGGCCGGTCAGTCCCGTGATCTCAACGGGTTCACCAACAATGAAGCCCACCGACGAAAGATCCGTAGGGAGGACGTTGTTGGGGATGACCAACCGAAGTTCGTCACCTACACGTTCGATGTTCGGAACTGCCGGCTGGAGGGCTTGTCCCGTTCCAGTGGGGCCTCCGTCGTTCTCTTTGTCACGAAGCTGAAGGATAACTTCAGCGGTGATGAGACCAAGACCAACGAGCTTGCAGATGTCTCCATCGTGATAGGAGACCAAGGTGCGCGTGGACATGGCGATGTCCACTGCCGGGCGAGTCGTTCCTGACCCAAAAGGGACGGGAACCGCGCGCGTTCGGTTCTTCTGGATGGTGATCTCATCCAGGTCGTAGATCGTGACGGACGCCGTATTTGGGCGTCCGTCCGCATATACCCCCGTGTGGGTACACCGGACGATCAGAACGGCGACAATGTTGCTCATGGCGCAGGAGAGGGCCCAAGGAGAGGGATCCCTACCTACGTCGTCCTATTGGCCGAATACCGACTAACCGCCGGACACCAGCAAAACACACCACATCAGATAAAACTTCTCGGACTCAAAACGCCTCGGCCGACATTTGGACCAAAGCTGGATCGAATTCCGAAGCCGAATTTGGGCTGGCGTAGTCCCCGAATGAACTTCACCGTCTGCAACTTGGCCTCAGTGGCCTTCGTGAACTGCTGTTCGGCGTTGTCCTTGAGACTTTGGTACTTGGAGGACTTCTCAATCGACAGCGAAATCCCACCAATCGAATAGTCAAATTCGTCGTGGATCGCGTTTGTCGTCAACGCAAACATGGCGTGAACCGTGGCTGCCCAAATGATGTTGGCTCTCCAAGAAGGCTTCCGCGTACAGATGTCGTTCAACGAGCGGAACGAATCCGTCTCCGGCGGAAAAGAGTTCCAGTAATCGAGCCCGAGTTGGAGGTAGCAAAGAAGCTCGTAATCTTCCCACACGTACCCGAAGACCCGGTTGTACGATCCAACCACGCTCTCCTGCTCAGGAGGACGGAAGTGGTAGTTCCTGTCTGGGTTGTTGTCTCGCAACACAACACGGAACTTGTTGATGAAGTCCGCCTCACATTGCGTGTAAACCCGTTCCCCGGACGATCCAGTTGCAGGATCGGTTACGCCGAAATCCTGCACGACTTCCTGTTCTTCGTCACCAACGCTCTTGATGAATTTCCACCGAATCCGGTAGTCACCTACGCTGGCTCCTGGGGGAATCAACAAAGCCGCAAAATACTCACCGACCGATGGGTTGACGGGAGTTCGGTTTGCGGGGCCTACCAGGACTTCGGTACCGGGGTATCCCACGGTTTCGTCAAGGTAGTAGATGCTGTAGGTGATGGAGGCTGCGTTGCAGGGGGTGCCGTACTCATCGACCAGATAGACCTTCAGGTCATTCCGGCCGAGTTCGGTCCCGGTGTTGTAGCAAACGCCCATACCTCAAAGTCTTATGTCGACGAGATCGAACGGTGACTCTGGGGCCACCTCGATCGTCTCGGTCGTGTCTGTGTCCCGTAGTTCCACTTCGGCCGGAGAAGGCACGTTCTCGATTTCGACCTTGAGGGTGACCTCTTGCTTATTTTCTCCCGGCTTGTTGCCATCGGCCAGAGTTTGAGCAGTCGAGTGTTGCCACTCGCCCATGGCGGCAATGAGGTCTTTTTCAAACTGAGAGTCCGATTGGTCGATGGATTTGTAACGAATCAGCCGGGTGTAGACTTGGTTCTTGTTTTTGAACGCGGATTCGATCTCCACGACCATCGTATCCGTGACGGCGTTGAGCGTTTCCATGCTCGTCACGGCCTCTTCGATTTGAGGGATAATCTCTGCCCGGATGGCGTTACGCGCTTGTGGCGCAATCAAATGAATCTCAGCCTGCTTTGCTCGACCCTCTGCAACCAGACGTTGAAGTTGGTCGTGTTGACCGCCCTCCCCAGAATTTGAGTCGATAAGTTGGCCGAGTCTCATGGTTTCACCTTACCCCATCGCGTCGTGTGTCAAAGCCTTCATGGCCTTGATCTCGTCCGCATAGGACAACGCAGCCACCTTGCTTTGGCGGTTGAAATACTGCGTCTTGAGTTCCTTGATGGTGGGCTGGTTTTCAAACACGAAAAACACTCGACCCTTTTTTCGGACAGTCTCTTGAAGGAGAACCCCCGCCACTTTCAAATATGCGGCGTAGTAGAGGTCCGACGTTTCATATCCATCTGTTTTTTCCATTGTTCATTTCCTTGAATTTGACCATCCCCCCTCGCAAGAGGGGGGAGGAGAGGGCCATAGCCCCCAGACTTAGAGCAGAGTGCCGGTAGCCGAGTAGACGGTCAGAGCAGCGCCCTGAACGTCAAGGTAGGTGAACGTCGCTTGCTTGTAGCGAAAGATGTTCCCCTCACCATTGGAGATGTTGAACGACCCAGTGTCGTAAAGCTGCTTGTAAACACCTTCAACAAAATCACCCACACGACCAGCGAACAAACCGCCACCGTCTGAGATTTCAGTACCGGCTTCAATCATGTAGCCATTGCCCGCCATGACGCTCAGAAGCTCGCTGAGGACGCCTGTTGAGCCGCCTCCCGAGAGGGAGGTGCCAGCCACAAAGACTGCCAAAATAGCATCCACGGCCGCTGCGTCGAGCACCGTGCCCGCTTGAGCGATGGCCACCAAAGCACCAGCCGCTGCGTCTGCCTGAGCGCCGGTGTATACCGCTCCGCCTACGCCAGCAGTCGTGTCGAGGTTACCGATCAGGTAAGCCGCAAGACCCGTCAGGTCAGCCGTAGCTGCAACTGGAGGTCCGGCTGCCACACTCGCCGCGATGGCGGGTGCCGGAATGTTGTGAATGTATCCCGATTGGCCCGGAGGCGTGAGGACGTAGTTCCTCTGGGAAGTGTTGGGTTTGAGATCTACGACCTGCATCTCCTCTTCGGGGATGTCAGTTCGACGCATTACCAAGAAGACTTGTGGCATCGTTCTAATCCTTTACGGCGTGTAGAGGGTTCCGTCGTCGTTGTAGACAGCGACGGCCTCTCCGTTGGGAGTGCCTGCGACACCCGCGTAAATGAAGGCAGAATCGGTGAAACCCTCAAGCTCGCCCATTGCGAACGAAAGAGTCAACGACCCCGTGGAGTAGATGTTCCGCAGCGAACCCGCCACGAAACCGGGACCACCAGCGGCACCCACAGCGGGTTGCACGTCCCAGATAGTTCCGTCCTGGTCGATCTGCACACCGCGAGGCACCACGTAGATGCGACCCGCCAGGACATCAAGAACGTCGAGGAGTTGCGCCGCCGTGAGGACAGCACCACCGAGCAGGACACCGTTGACAGTAGCCAGGTCAAGTGCGCCAGCCGCTGCCGTAAGGTCTCCGTAGGCGTACAGAGCCAAGATGGCTACTGCACTGGCGTTCACATCCGCCGCACTCAGTGACCCAGCATCCACACCACCAGCCATACCAGCAACCACAAACGCAACCGCGTTGCTGGCGGCCAGCACCAAGTTGCCAGCAGTTCCGTCCGCGTTGGCAATGATCGTCACAACAGCGCCAACTGCCACAGCATCAGCCGTCGCTTCCAACAAACCACTATGGTTTGCGGGGTCGTTGATGGCTGCTGCAAGGTCCAATGCGATCCCTGCCGCGGTGCCCGACGCCAAACTGAAATCGTTGCTTCCAGAGGTCCGTGCACCTGCAACCGCAGCAAACACGAAAGCGCCTACCGTGACGGTATCGCCGGGTGCCTCTGTGCCAATGACGACGGTGGTGGTGCCGACGCCAGGGGCTCCGGTTCCGTCATTGAGGTTGGTGGCAATCCATCCTGCAAGACCGTTGACCTCCGTGTACATGACCTGCGGCGTACCGCCACCCGCCGGTTGGGCGTAGACGGCTGTGTCGTTTTGCACAGGGTCGATGTACTTGGTCTGTCCGGGCGGATCGTAGATGAGATTCCGGTTGGAGGTGTTGGGCGTCAGGTCCAAAACCTGAAGCGTTCCCACCGGAATGTCGCTTCGCTTCATAATGATGTACGGCATCTTGAATTCTCCCGTTGACCTAGATGGCCACGCCTGTGTCGTCGTAGACGGTTACAGCAGGCCCAGTGACTCCGTTGTATTCGAAGTCGGCGCGCTTGTAGTTGAACAGGTTTCCGTCTCCGTTGGAGATGTTGAAAGCACCTGTGGGGTAGTAGACCCGAGTGAGGAAAGTGAACGAACCCAACCGAGTGGGGTTGAAAAGGTTGCCGACATCCTCGACTTCAGCACCACCAGGAAGGAGGTACTTGCTGCCTTGGATCAAATTCAGAAGTTCGGTGAACAACCCCGTGGAAAGACCGGTCTCCAACCCTGTGCCTGCCGTGGCACCTGCGGTCACAAGGGCCGCATCCACGATGGCCAGAGTCAGATCCGTGCCCGCCACAGGGATCGCCAGGATGGCAGTCGCAGCCGCATTGGCGACCGCTGCCAGGATGGCGGTACCGCTTGAATCCTCAACATTGTCGAGAAGGTACGCAGCAAGCCCACAGTAGTCCCGGTTGGTCACAACCGGACCCACGCCCGTCGTGAGTACCGTGTCACTCGCTGGAATGTTGCGGATGTACCCAGACTGCCCGTCACCGGGATCGTAGATGAAACTCCGCTGCGAGGTGTTGGGCTTGAGATCGATGACCTGAAGGATCCCGTTGGGGATGTCGGTTCGACGCATGATGATAAATGGCATCTTGAATTCTCCCGAGACCCAAAAAACGGGTTCTCTCCTGTAAAGAGAGAAGCTATAGACTGACTATTGATAATGCGCCAAAGGCGCCTATCCATTGATGGTGGCGATGAACATGGAGAAGTCGGGATTTCCAGTGGCAGAGCAAACAATGAGCTGATCTCCCATGCCACCGGCCGGGTAGATCGAAGCTCCTGGGGCCACGATGATCATCGGTTGGTTGTTACCAACCGCCAACAACAGCGGAGCAACTCCGTGGTTGGTGACAACCACTCCTTCGCCACTACCTGGGACGTGGAACACCATCGCTTCAGGTGGGGCCGGCAAACCAGGCAACGCTGTAGCGATGAGAGGGGCCGTACCGTACACCGTCAATGCCGGAGCGGGGACCGAGAAGAACCCCGGGTTCTGGACGATGAGGATGTTCGATTGGTTCGCCGCATCGAACGTCCCTGGGAAAGCTCCACCAGGAAAGACAGGGTTCGCCGTCGTGCGAACTTGAACTCGCATGAAAATGAGTTGGTTGTCAGGAGGGACAACCGTCGTCGTGGGCGGATCGAAATACTCGTTTGGATCAAACGTGTACCGAGTCTGACCACGAGTGGTGTCCGCAGCAGCCCCAAGACCTTTCAACCGAATCGCTTTGGATCGACTGGCTTGGCCACGTCGCACATCAAAAATGGCTTCGGTCCCAACTCCTGCTGACGGCACAACACCGTTGAACGGCCCGTAGGCGTTGTTCAACGAGTCCGCTACCCGAACTCGGTACCCCAGGATGTCAGGATCGTTCTTCCATTGAACGGTCATGTACCCAGCAGAACGGTCCAGAATGCTTGGGATTGGGATCGCAGCGCTCATGCAGAATTCTCCTTACGAGCTAGTTTTTCGTAACCGCTCGTGTCCTTACCCTTGTCTTTGGCGAGCTTGGCAGCATCACTCCAAGACGCCGTGCGCTCTCCACCGACGTTGGGCGCTAGTGAGGGAACAGCACCATCCATCTTCAGCTCGTGCTGCTTGATGCCGGCCTTCCGACGGCGCTCCGCCATCTGTCCCGCAACGCGTCCATTCTTGGAAGCCCAAGAATCACCTTTGAACACCATGCCCGGAGCCCTGTCTCCCAAGATCCGTTTGGCCATCGTCCCGCATTCGGGGCAAGGCTGGGGCTCTTTGTACAAAGCCATGGACACCATCTCTTCAAATTGGCTTTCGCAGGGATCACATTCGTAGCTGTAGGTAGGCATCAGGAATTCCTCTCTTCAAGATACCGAGCAGCCACTCTGCGGATGAGTTGCTTCTCCAAATAGACTTGCGCTACACGCGCTGGATTTGGCTGCGACACGACTTCGATCTCAATTGAGGCCGCGCTATCGACGGAAAACCGCGAACCCAGCTTCCGAAGGGGTGACTTCTTCGGGCGAACGAAGAACTCTTCAGACTGTTTGAGGACCGCGTAGACGTGCTTGCAGACAGGATGACGGTGAGCCGGGTCACGGACTTTGGGGTCCGCTGCTGAGCCTCTGGGGCGTCCTAAGAGGTAGTTCCCCTGTCGAGCCCAATGCTCCGGCCCTTGCCACTGCCAAAAGGGACAATTGCAAGCGATCCGCAGATTGAGCTTGTTGAGGTTCTTCGCGCTGCCCTTCTTGTAGGCTTGAACTTTGACGAGCCATCGACCGGACTTCCAATGCCACATCCAGTTCTTGGTGTCGGTTCGGACCAAAGTCGCCCGACGTTCCCTGGCCTTTAGACGAATCTCCTCGTCAACCCGGTCAAGGATTTCCGCCATCGTCGCCGCTTGCTTCACCTGGAAGTTGTTGTTCCGTTCGTAGGTGTGCTGCCGACCGTCGGGGATCTGCTGGGTGTTGTTCACCAAATCCGTCGTGAACGACAACGGGATGACTTTCCCAGATCCTGAAGTCGGGTTGTTGACCTGAACATTGGGCATCCCAGCAGCCGGTGGGATGTGTTGCGTGAACAAACCTGGCTGATGCTTTCCGTGAAGGTCAGGAGCCCGCTGCGATTCGCCCTTTTGTTTGCCTGGCGAAGTACGAGGGACGCCCGTGTCTCGGGACTGCCCCTTCCCGTAGTTCTGATCTAACTGATTGGGGGCTTCGGTCTTCTTGGTGGTGGTGTTCCAATCAAGAGGGTAGTTCGCACCCAGCATCTCCCAGTCTGCCATCAGATTCTCACTGGCGTAGGTCTTGGAGGTAGACCCCGACGGTGGCTTGGTACGGGTACGCAAAGGCTTGTCCTTACGACGTTTGGCCTGCTCCTCTCTGGAGATACCTTTGGACTTTGCGTCTTGTCCCTGCTCCTCACGCCATGCCTTCGTGCGCTCCGCAGCGGTGCCATACGGGCTCTGTCCACGTCGCTTGTAGCGACCGGGGTACTGCCGGTAATACTCTCGGTATTTTTTGGCCTGTGGATCGAACTTCCCACGGGTTTGGTAACGCTGACGGCTTTCGGTCTTCTTTGAAGGGTTCTTGAGGTAATCAAGACTCTTTTGCTTCCGGTATGCCGGAGGCAACTTGTTCTGCCGCTTTTCAGGGAGAACCGATCCCGCTGTGTGGTCTTCGTCTTCAGCACCTGTGATACCAGGGCGCCGTGTGACTCCGTTGTAGTCGTACTTGACGGGATGTCCGTACTCCTGACCAGGAACACTCAAAGTGCGGAACGGAACCTTGTCGGGTTTGTTGACCGTAGTAGGTCCAACCTTCTTTTCTCGTTGCTCGCTGTGTCCCGACGGCAAAGGGAGGGCGCGCTCTTTTTCGCGGGCGACGCCAGGAGCGACAGGCCACGCAGAGTCCAACCGGCTTTGTCCCGTGTCCGTCTTGTTTTCCAACTGAGACGGCAAAATGCCTTTTGTCGACTTGTCATCGACAACGGTCTTGTAACCGGGGGTGTCCTGCCAACGAGGACGGTACGCTTTCTTGTCGGTCATTTGCCCTGTTGCTTCAAAAGCCAACGAGCAGCAACACGCTGGGCTGTCCCACGAAGCATAGGGGGACCAAAAGCAGAGGTGCCTTCGACCGTGGCATCCACCATTGCTCGACTTGAGACGGGGAGACGATCCTTGAGGTGCTCTTTGCCCATGAGCGATAAGGCGTAACTCGTCTCATCGAGCTGGCCTTCAATCCTCTCAATCGTGGCCGGGATCGCACTAAGCAAATCACCCGCTACTTGGTAGAGGTGCTCCCTCTCTTTTGAGGTATCGACGAGTTTCTGGACCTTCATCATCAATTGATGAAGACGATGGACATCCACACGGGCGGTATTCACGCCGCCTGCGATAAGTGCCCAGCCGGCTTGGCTTCCTGCTTGTTTGGTAGGAGACATAGGACCGCCCTCACTAGGGGGCGGCCCATTGGCGGAAAACCGAAACAGCTAGTTTGTCTTGGAAGTGCCCTGAAGGAACTCCACAAGCCGTTCTTTGATCTTATCGCGCACGATCTCCGTTTCGACCGCCAGGATGCCCTTCATGTACTGAGGGTTTTTGGCGTGCTTCATCGCATCTTCAACTCGATCCTGCCAACGACGCTCTTTGTTCCATTTGAAGTCAGGAATGAGCATTCTGACGGTAGCGAAAGCAGGGTCGTCGTCCTGATGGATGTAAACCTTGGGCTCAGGGGCTGGGGGCGTTGCAGCATCAGGCAGGATGTCGGTGAGTTCTTCTCCCGCCTTGACCTCCTGCACATCACCTGTGGCGACAGCAGTAGAAGCAGTACGGACTTGGGTACTCTCCGCCACTTCCACTTCGTACTTCTCAATTTTGAGTTGTTTGCCCTTTTCGATGTTGGCGATCTGGCTTGGAGTCGCGCTCGCCACTTGCTTGGCATTGAACTGCGTGTGTGTGGGTGAAAGAACCCGACCAACGGCCACGCCCTCACTTTCCCCTGAGACCACCACTTGACGCTTCTTGGGTCCGACCTGGGCCTTGGAAGCCATGCGAACGCCATCAGCCGGGGTTTGTACAACTTCGGCGGAAGCGTCGATGGATTTACGTGAAGCGGTCTCAGACAAATTGATCTGTCCAACATCACGTTGATCTTCGGAAACCACGATGGCGCCTGAGAAGCCACGACGGGGTTCTTGTGCCGGCTTGGCAGGAGCCACGTTGCGCATCCTGACAGACTGTTCCTGTTCGACGACGAGTCGTTTGGGAACAGTGGCGATGACTTCCCCGCTTTGGGTGTCTTCGTCCGCCTTCTTGATGGGCATCGAAATTCGCTCCTCTTCACGTACTGGGAACTTCGGCTGTTGCCGTGCGGGAGCTGCTGCTTTGGGGGCTACTGCCTTTTGTCGGGAACGAGGCTTGGGAGCCTCTTCGACCTCATCCAGCTCATCAAGCATGGAGAACATCCCCAGCAGGTCTGTTTCGATTTTGGCTCGGACAGTGACTGCGGGGTCAGAGTCTTCTACCTCTTCGGAGTCGTCAGGCGTGTGCTCCCAGATTTTCTCTTTGAGCCATTCGTCTCCCGCTTCTGAAAGAACACCGGCAATCAGGTCCATCTCTCGGTCGCCGCTCTTGAACAACACCTGGGCATCGAAGTTGAGACCAACCATCTCGTTCAACTGCTCAAGGATGTCCGAACCTGCTGCGTCGAGCATTTCGAAGATCTCTTCATCAGAAGCCACGGGCTTTGGTGCTCGTACCGGTTGGGCAGCAACCACCGCTTGTGCTTCAGGGCTCTCCATGACAGGGACGCCTGTGGAGATCGCTTGGTGGCTTGCTTCACGGTGGGCTGTTCGTGCAGCGACCGTTCCGGCTACTGCATCCTCAGCCTCTTGAACAACGATGCGGTGCTTTGGTGTTTTGGTATGTCCACGCTGCTCGGACTCACCCACTTGGATGTTTGCGGACTTCGGGCGGTAGATGGAGTCCGTGTCCGCAGCATCGACAAACCAACCCGCTTTGATCGCTCCACGGATCTGCGTGATGCCGGGGAACTCGCGGCCGTCTTTCAAAATGATGGTGTCGCCGTCGTACCGGAACACTTCATCTTTTTTGACGTTGTAACCGCTCGTCTGCGTGTCAATCGCGCCGATGTTAATCGTCTCGGTTGCGCGATAAGCGTGGAAGGCTCCTGATTCGTATTCTACGTCCGACATTCGTCAAATCCTCGTCGCGGAGATCGCGGGCAGTTTCATCTTACCCACTCCAGCCGAAAACGAGATCAATGGACCATTTTACCGGATTTGGCGAAAACGTCGTTTTTAGGGGGGTCTGTCCCCTCTGTGGTCGAAAAATCGACCATAGCCTCCCCCAAACGATCGCAGATGGCACCTAAAAACTCGCGCCGAATGCGGACTCGGGAGACCACAGTGGCCTCCTGCTCTTGCTCGGAGTAGACCAAAAAGTCGAGAAAACAGTCGTCTCCTGCCTCCTCGACCACACGAAACGCATTTGCGAACTCGCCGAATTTCACTTCGGGTTCGACTTTCACTTTCGTGTCGCGCTTTAAATTCGACATGTACAGACCCCCCACTCTACCTGCGGTCAGTAAGAATGATCTCGCCGTTTTCGGTAATGAGATAATCCCCCGCAAGGATCGAATGCGGGTGTGAAGCTGTTGGTGCTGGCTTTGGCTTGCCGTAGGGGTATCCCAATTGGAGACTCGTTTCGTCTGGAAGGGACTGTTCCTCAACCGCTTCCTTCCAAATGTAATTCATTGAGTACCCGTTCCCCGGACAATGAACTTCGAAATGGAAGCCTTCCAGCCAGGGGTTGTCGGGGATGCTCATAAGGGCCTGCCAATTAGGCAAGCGTATAGGCACTTCACCGTCCATTTTTTCGGAGGTACTCGTGTATTTCCTCCGTATTTTGGAACCATTCGGCTTCCATACGGATGTGAGCGAATTTTGCGTGAAGCTCGCCCTCGTTTTTCATCGTGCCGGGAACGACGCCCAAGAGGTTGAGTTTGTGCGCGTTTGCAACCTGCAACTCTGCAATGCGACGTTCCACATCTTGTGACCATCCGATCTTGATTGGACCGTCTTCACCGCTCTCAACAAAATAGACGTGACCATCCCGTTCGTACAAAGGAATCCAGTTCTCATCCCAACGAATGATGTCGGACTCAACGATGCCCGCAGCGTTGAGGTGCTGCCACTTCCCACTCGGGATCTCCGCGTAGGTCGGGGACTCTTTACCAGGCTCGTAGCCGTAGTTGACCCCGGCTGAACCTTCGGGACGCAGCTCTACAAAGTCCCAGTGCTCGTAGCCTCGGATACGCGCAGCATGGGTCGGCTCAAAGTCACCCAACTCCACATCGGGATACCTCGCCTCCAGATCTGCGCGGGTAACGATGAACGAACGAGCCATCGCCAACTATACGCAACTCAGGGGATGTCTGTGATCCAGATGTCGATGGCGACATCAACAGCGCACTTCTTGGGGATCCCTGGGCTGTTCTCGTTGACCTGGCCCAGTTCGTAGCCCTCGTACAAGCTCTCTGCTTGATCCCTCATCTGGGATCGGATCTTTGATTCGGACAACCCCAGCAACCGCATCACACGAAAACTCTCCCGGTACGCTTGGACCTCCAAAGCCCAACGTCCCTCTGCGAAAGCGTAGTGCTGAAAGAACACCGCGGGCTTCATCTCCTTGTACTCACGAAGATGAACAATCTCGTGCCAGAGGATGACTGCCTGCATCTCGATCTGGGATTGATCGAAATCCTTGGTGACGTAAACCACCGTCGGGAAGGTCGTGTTGAACTTCGACCAATCCTCAATGCCGTCGGCCTTGTACTCGATGTCGACGTTCTTGTCCGCGATGTACTTCTTGGCCGCTGCCAGTGCCTTTTCTGGATCAGAGGGAATCTCTCCCTCTTTGGCGAGGAACTGAGTCCCCCTTGCCAAGTCCATGTAGTAGGGCTCCGACATCTTGCACTCGTCATCCCACGTTGGGGGACGAGGAGCGTCGTAAGTGAAACCAGGACATCCCGCCAACAGCAGGAGAGGAAGTGGAAAGAGCTTGTTCATCTCAACCTCGTGCGGCCAACTTGATGGCAGCTAGAAACGCTGTGATGGTCGAGTCCGACGCGCGCAATGCCTGGTCGACATCGGTCTTCAGGTACGGAGCGTGGGCTGTGTCCGTGCTGCTAGCAACGAGCATCATCAACTGCGTAAGTTTGAAATGGGTGGCCCGAATGGCCTTGAGCGTCTTGGCCAGGTCTCCGGCGAGCCTTTTGGGGTCCAGTTCGATCTTTCCCTCAAGAGCAAGGTTGTAGGCTGTGCGCCACGAACGGGACTGCCGTTCCATTGCCTTCGTGGATCTACTGATTTGGTCGCCAAGTTTTCCAATCTTCGGCTCATCATCCGCAGCCTCCGAAGTGCTGGCGGAGAGCCCTGTCCTTCCCACGACCGTCAGGTAGGACGCAGCGTCCCGAATCTTCTCCGTGCCTTCAAAATGGTCCCAAGCGTTCCACACCGCTTTCTCAATCGGAGTCTCAGGACGGATCTTGGCGGTCTTCGTCGATGCCGTCTTCAACTCGCGCATCACAGCGGGAAGCAACTGCTTCTTGACCGTCTCATACTCCATGAGCGGGATTTTCCATCCCTTCTTGGACGGTTCCCACCGGAGTCCAAACTTCTTGAAGATGTTTCGGAGTGAGTAGGTGTCACCCACGAAGATAAGCTGGGGCTCTGTGCCTGCTGGGCTGTATCGACCCTTGAAGTCGTACTCCATCGTGACCCCGTAGTTGTCCTTCAAAGAGTTGCGAACACGCTCATCTCGACGGACCAACTGGACAAGCTCTCGGATGGTCTTTTTCTTGGCCGGACCCGCAACACCCTCGTTCTCCGCTTCGATGATGTTGTTCTCAGCCTCGATGACCGGCTTGAGCATCTTGTGGGCAACTTCTTGCATCTTGCGGATGCGCTCAAAGTTCTGAGCGGGTCGTCCCATCATGCCGGCAGCGTAAAGCGTGGCCCGTAGCTCCCAGATCTTGGTCTGAGGATTCCACCGCAGCTTGGCGCGTTTCAGATCATCCTTGATGCGCCAAGTGGGACCACCGACTTCCAACACCCAGTTCTGCAACGAACGCTGAGTTCCTCCAAAGTCACCAAGGTCGTAATACTTCATCTCAAGAGGCGGGACGGTATTTCGCGCCTTCTTGAGTTCCGCAGTTAGAGCCTTACGGAACTCAGGGTTCGCCTGGGCGACTTTGAGGATGGCTTTGTTGATCGACATGACGGCTCCTATCCAGGGGCGGGCTATAGACGGTAAAGTGACTCTGTGTGGTGGGTTTACGTCATTCAAAGCCTTGAGCCCCGTTTTGGGAAACGTGGGCCTCTCCCCGGCTTCCATTACGTTGGCTCAACAACAAACCCTGCGCGGCGTTTGCGCCAGCACAATGGTGAAATTAAAGGCGGAGGTCGTTATACCTCTACGCACAGGCCGTGGGAGCCACGGGCATTATTCGGACCTTACAAGGACCGCTCAGAGGCACTCAGAGCTGAGATGAAACTCAAGCGGACCAAGAGGGGGCCAGCACGAGTCAAGTGGTCTTCGGCCGACTCAGAGCTTTGTAGGGGCCAAGGGCCAGACCACCCCTGGGTCAGCGATCCTCTTTGGGGAGATCCTCGCAAAAAGAAGCCGAAGAAGTAGCTACAGGTCCAAGTGACCGAACCACTCCCAGTAGGCTTTGACCAACGCCCGGTAGTCGGGGTTCATCACACCTGCTGGTTTGAGTGAATCGGCGAACGCCATCGCTTGGTCCAAATCCATGTCCATGTACGTGATGGCATAGGCAGCCACGACAGCTCCCGTCCTGTCCGTACCGTTCATGCAATGAATGTAGACCACCGAGTTTTCAAGGCTACGGAGCTTCTCCATGTACTTGATGAGCCCGATGAAGTTATAGCTCTTGGTTTCGGGGCCGAGAACGATCCCATCGTGCCCTCCCTCGATTTGCCACCAAACCCAGCTACCGGGTGCGAGTCCGTTTTTCAGATGGACACCATCCCCCAACAAACGTCGAGGATCCCAGTTAGGTTGGTTGAACTGGGGAGGGGTGTTGGGGATAGACGGGAAAATAACGGGGTGGAGACCGTAGGTCAGTAGTTCGGTCATCCACTGATCGCGTTCCGCCCCTTCGATGTTGTCGATGAGGCTCACGTCAATGAGCTGCCACCCTGGCTCGATGTCCAGAGCAACAACCATCTCGTGGTAAGCAAACTCGCCGTTCTTGTTCAGCGGAAGATTGCCGCGCCAGATCTGCGTGCTCTCAGTTTTGTCGATGCAGGAGCAACGAGCGGGATCGAAGACGGCAACCATGCGGCTAGCTTACTTCTGCTTCTGCTTCTTTACCATCGCCACGAGCTTCTTACGAAACTCCGGGTCCGCCTTGGCTCGTTTCATGGCTTCTTGGACTACGGCTTGCTTGTTCATGCTGGCTGCTCTCTGGTTTTGACGATGCTCTTTGTCACTTTGACGCCATCGGGCTTTCAAAGCCTTCACGACCGCTTGGGTGGCTGTCTTCATGTCATGGTCCAGGTCTCGGACCCTTTGCTGACGAAGCTCCCGCATGGCTGTCTTGACTGCCCCAGCAGCGTCCCTCTTCTGGTAGGCCGACCCGTCGTTGGACGCCATCACAAAGAGTTCTTCTGCAAGGCGCTCCTGGTCCGCGTCCAAACCATTGAACATGCCAGCGCTCTTATCCGCACCCATGCGTAAGTACCAACCCGTCTGCTTCTCAAACGTGGGGATGAGATCGTCCGCGTAGATGCCACGGTACTTCTTGACCGGCTTCTTGCCTTTGCTCATCACCCAGTTGAAGAACTCCATGTCGTAGTCATCACGCCCTGTCAGGGTGATCTCGACGTAGTTCCCTTTGGACCGTGTACGGTTGGGCCAGGAGAAAGCCAGACCCCTTGGAAGGGCTTTGAGGTTCTTGGCCCCGATCATCATCATGCCACGGTGACCACCCATCTGATCCCTGATGGTCTTGGCAATCTGATTGGCCGTTTTGTCCGAACCCTTGAGCTTGTCAATGAGCTTGGAGATGTCGGCCCCTGGCATCTTCTCCAACTGGGCTTTGGACGGACTGGACTTGCCTTGCTCCTTGAGTAGATCAAGAGCGAAACTGACCTGCTTGCTGGAGGCTTCAGTCTCCTCCTTTTTCATGGCATCAATGGCGTCGGAAACTTCTTTGCCAGACATGCCTTGGAGCTTGGACTTCGTGTAGTCCTTGCCCTTCTCTTTGGCGAGATCCAGGGCGAACTGGATCTGGTCTGCGGTGGGTTTGTTGTCGTCGGCCATGATTAGTTCTGCTCCACGTACCAGTCTTTGTTCATCTGCACGAAAGTCTTGAGCATCTGCATGGCTCCACGTTTGTCACCGGCACCAGCCACGATGCCCACAGCGAAAGGCAACACGGTGCTGCTGTATTCAAGTCTCTGGGCTACTGAACTTGGGGCAACTCGGGTCGTGCCAGAGTAATCCGCCATCGCCACGTTCATGTTGCGGCCATCCCGGTGGAAGTTCGCATCCTCCAACACGTCGTAAGCGAACTGTCCGGCCTCGGCGGGCTTGCCTTTGAAAATCCGGCTGAACTTGGAGATGAGGGCTTTGACCTCGGGGTACTCCATCTGCTCCAAAAAGACCGCACGTGGGGATTTCTTCTTGGGAGGCTTGGGTTTCCCACCAGGGTACAGGTGGTCCCTGTACTTGATGAGTTTGTCCATAGCGTCCATGATCGAGACGGTCTGCTCTTGGTCTTCCCAACCGGGCTTCTCACGAAGGTACTTGTAGCCCTCAAAGTGTTCGACCACTCGGTTGATGAGATTCCACTTCGGGTTCTCTTTACGCTGTCTCCAAACCCTCATCAGCGTCTTGCCGGGACCTTTGAAATACCGGTACTGGTTCGCGTCGAACTTGGGAGGCGTCAGGACGCTGACCGGCGCGCTGGCAGCCCGGATATTAGCTTCCTCGTCAGCCCAACCCACACCTGACGCGGCGCCCTCAATCATATTAACAACCTCGCTCACTTTGAACGGTTCGATGTCGTAATCTTCATCGTAGGCTTGGCTGCTCAACGGGTTGCTCTGGCCATCGTAAGTCAGAACCAACATGGCTTTACGCCCATTGGATTTCACCACACAAGGAGCCAGGATGGCGTCGATAATGACCTCCAGGTTCCCAGGGGATCCTGAGATGTCGAACATCGTCGTCCCTTCACCGTATTCGATGTTCTTGATGAGATAGGCCACCTCCGGCGCATCAGGATCAAGCGTGAGCCTGGGATCTCGGTAGTTCTTGAGTTCCAGCACTCGGTTGAACGGCACCGGGACAATCCGGGATCCCAACTCGCGAGCAACCTGACGAGCAACATCGCTAAACTCCGTCCGAGCGGTCTTGAGTTCAGCCACCAAAGCTTTACGAAACTCAGGATTGGTGGACGCAACCCGGAGGATCGCTGAAGACAATCGTTGTTTTTGTTCCATTTTGGCTGCTTAGAAGCTCCGCCAGGAACCCCTGCCTAAGACACCCCTATAGAGGAACTACCCGACTTGTCACCGCGCTGCGCCATCGACGCCAGAGTATGTCAGGAACATAAAGTTTCTTATGGGTTTGTATATGAGCGTCCCAGCGCCCGGAGCACAGTCGGCGTTGGATCGATCTATGGGGCCAAATGGCCGTGGAACAGCCGATCCTAGCCCCCAAGTGTTCCACACCTGAAGACCGAACCCCCTATCCCGTTTATGTCTGCGCGACTCCGGTGTGTTCGGACGGTTCAGCCGCCAACGAGTTTCTTGAGAGTCCCTAGTAGCCCAGTCTTGTGACGGCCCGTCGGGATCACGGCTTCGCCCTGTTCATCGAGAAGTCGACCCATCTCATCCCAATGAATGAGCGCATCCCCTCCGGTCCCCCAGTCAGCTCCCCAGGAGTTGTGCAACGTGAAGGTCTTGTTCTTCACATCCACGCCTTTACACAGGATGGCGTGACCACCAGCCATCTCTCCAGTGACATGGAGGTGCCCACAAGAGGCTGTGTCGAACATGCCTTCGTACCACGCCAAACCCAGTACCGCCGGCCCTGCGTAGCCCACAGCCATCACAAGGTCGTTGAGCCCAAAAGCCCACTTGTATCCGTCGATATACCCTAGCGTCTTCAGCATCTTGACCCCAGCCAAGACACTTGTGCCCTCATACTGCGGAGTCGCTCCAGGGTAACTGCCGCCTTCCCATGGATCGATCTTCTGGGCTTCCCAGTAAACCTCTTCTCGGGCGAAAGCAGCACTGAGATGCTGGACTTCAGCCGGACGGGCCGTCAATTCGTGGGTCAGGGCGAACCCAACACAGGCCCCCTCGGAACCTTGATCGAAATACTGGTCGTTCCTCCAAGTGTAGCTCCGGGGTTTCTTTTTGGTGCCCACCGTTGCCATGACCGGGAACTTACGGGAGCGTTCGTCAAATTGGATCAACCGGGCCAACCGCCCGTCTAGGGTTTCCGTACCGTTGCGCATCTTGATGGGTTCAGACATGTTATTTCCTTCTCGCGTGGCCCCAGAGGACCAGATCTTCGATTTTCTTCGTGACCAACGGAGCCATCTCGATGTTCCCGTGTTTGGCCACCACCGCAATGTTGGTTGCGGGCGGTCCCATGCGATACCCAGACCGGCTCCCGTACTGATGGATGTTGGTAGCGAGAGCGATATGGGGAATCTGCTTCATCTTCTTTTGAAGCTTGTGCAAAGCGTTGGCCGGGTCAATCGTCACCATCCCAACCGCATGGAAGCGCTCCAGTAGATTCTGTTCCGCCAGACGCCACAGGAGCCTCCTACACCAGTGCCCACCGTAGGACTTGCCTACCAGGAGCAGAGTGGTCTTGCCGTCCGCATAGGGCTTCACACGGCGGTAGAGCTTGTTGAAAGCAACCGGACCCGCTCCCCCTCTTCCTTTGACCACATCAACACGGTCCCTGATAGGAAGGAGGCGCAAAGAGTCCGCCACGATCTCGGTCACATCGAGGTGTCTATCCCGGCTTCCCAGGAGTCCATTGAGAGCTACGACCAACATCTACCAAGGGAACAGGATAGAAGGATTACTTGCGATGTTCGTGGTTTTTACATAAAGCTAGGCCATGCCAGCCCGGCGCATTGTTCAGCCTCCCCATCTCGTACCCAAACAGGTTGAAGTGCGCTCCTCCGGCATCCACGGCTCCGGGCTTTTCACCAAAGAAGCCATCAAGAAAGGGGAGTACGTCATCTCCTACGAAGGACACATCACTCGTGGCTTCAAGAGCATCTACATCCTCCACGTGGAAGAGGAGGGTCGCAACATGAAAGTCATGGGGACAGGAAAGGCTAAGCACATCAACCATGCGGATAAGCCCAACCTCGTGTTCAACGAAGAGAGTGAGACCCTGGACTTCTCCGCCTTACGCAACATCAAAGCGGGCGAAGAACTCACTTGGTACTACGGGGATGATTTCTCCAAATGGATATCGAAGAAGCCCAAGAATTAGAAAAGTCCCGCGACCCCTCACGGCTTGCGGAACACAAGGATGGGCTCAGATGCGTTCTTGCGGTTCAACGACGACAAAGGCATCTCCAAAGTAACCTCGTGGGTAAACCCTACTTCCTGGGCAATCTCCAACACCTTGGAGGGAAGGTCGATGACTTCTTTCCTTTTTCGGATTTGAGCCACGTTTAGAGCCAAAACCGGAGCGGCGTCGAACGCGGATTGGATCACCGGCCGTAAAAAGCCTTCAACCCACTTATCAAACTCGGAGTAGGACCGAAACGATTGCCCTGGACTCACCCCGTAGTGCTCCACATCGAAATACGGGGGCGACGTGAACACAAAATCAACGGCTGGAGCCTTGAAGCTCTCTGCTGGCATTTGAACCAAAGTGGCATCTGCTCCCAACACTTTTGCCAAAGCCCGGTTCCCTGCCACCGTTTCAGGCTCGATCTCCGTTGCGATGTACTTGACCCCGGCTGCGGCGGCTCCCATCAAACGGCCTCCCCATCCCGCACAAGGATCCCAAGTGCTCCCTCCTGGGGGGCAATAGGTCTCGTACAGATACTTGGCCACAGCCGGACGGAACACACCTGGGGTCCTGTGCTGCATCGTGACCGCTCGGAGAACCCTGTGAGGGGCTACAGGATCTCCCTGCTTGAACTGGAAACGGATGGCCTTTCGCAGATCCTTGCCGTCATGCCACGCCTCGTGAGCGCATTTGATGCCTCTCCATGAACTCTTGTACCGATGTGGAAAAAAGCTCTGACAAAAGACGGTGCCCCGGTAACTCTGGGGTCGGATTGTCTTGTCATCCTCAGCCATTTCAAGGGCAACAAGCTTTTCAAACTCCACCTGCGCTCGTTCCTGTGTCCAGGGTGGAGTTGCTGGAAAAGGGGCTTTGCGCAGTATCTCGTGAACCGCCTCAACCCATTTTTCTTTCTCCTCTTCTGGGAGACCGGGCCAAAGGGCGGAGTCGTACCGTTCCAAGGCAACCTCCGCAGCTAGTCGTGTGTACGCCTTTCGGGGACGCCCCATCCGTTTGGGTTCGCCTTTGGCATGAACACGTCGGTGAACTGTCGAATGCCCTACCCCATAGGCATCGGAAATCTCTCTAATCGACATCCCTCCGTCATACAGTTCGCGCGCCGTATCTGGGGTCAGCTTTCGGGCATTGCGGTCTTGATCTCGCCGTTCACTGCTTTTCTGTCTTTTGTAAGCCATGCAGTTCGGGATGTGTGGCCCGACTACTTCAAAGAACTTGTCCGCTTGGCCAGGGAACAGGATGGTCTGTGTCTCCCCCTTCTTGCCGCTGATCTCAGGCTTAAGTCCAAGACGGCGGAGAGCACGAGTGGCTCTCTTGAGGCTCAAACGGTTGAGACCAAACGAAATCGTCGGGTGGAACCGTGAACAAGACCCGTCATCCAGAAACCACACCGCAAGGGCCAGAGGATCGAGCAACTTGTCGAGGTTTGATGGAAACTCCCGGCATCCTTCAGGGCCCCCGTAGAACAGATCATAGTAGGGACGCAGAGCCTCACACGTCACCGTAGCCATCTCGACCCCTGGGTACTCCCGTCCGTCCTTTTCGCGTTTCGTGACAGGATAAAATGAACTCACATAGTTGCTTAGGATCTCCGTCTTCCAACGAAGGTATGGCTCCTGTGCTGTTGAATGACGCTCAATGAATCTCGCTGTTTTCGGGGATACAGCTTTCATGTGCCCATCCCCAAGCAACGAACCCACGAGAAGACTCTTTTGCACTTCTGAAAGCGGCAGGAGGCTCGCTGTTTTGCGCCCCGTCTTACCAAGGGTGGGAATGCCCCACTTCTTCCGACGCCTCCCTATGGTCACCTGGGTCGTGTTGTACCGCTCAGCAATCTCCTTCTCCGTCAGATGCTTCTCAAGGTAAAGCTCCCGCAGAATCTTAGCCGTCAGCGTTTTTAGAGAGTTTGTCCCATTTAGTGTCATCCTCATCGTAAATATACAAATATTGGGACAACTGCAAGACATAAATACACACAGATTATGTGTGATGACCGGGATCTTGCGTGGGACAAAAACAAAAACCCTCGTTCCCGAAGGAACGAGGGTTCTTGCGTAAACCGGTCGCTACTAGCGAGTAACGGTCAAACGGGTCAACCCCTTGGGGTTGTACGCGCCAATACCGAGGTTCTCAAAGACCGAGAAACCGATGGTACGAGCCTTTGGATCATCTGCCGAAAGAACGGTCAGCTCAGTGCGAACCGGAATTCGGCCAAACATTTCGGGTTCGCAACACACGTAGACCGTACCTGCGGGCACGATGCGCGATGTGATGACTTGGGCTCCCCAGATGGTAGCTTGCAAACCAGTCTTGAGCAGAGTCGCTTGGCTTTCGATATCAAGGATATCTCGACCAAACTTCCTGATGTCGGCGTAGTCACGCGCATTCATGTAAACGCGAGCAACCCGAAGGTCGTGGCGCTCAATGAGTGCGAATGCGTCAGCCAAGACCGCACCAGAGATGGGCGCAACTACCGGGATGTCCGGGTTGGTTCCACCAGGAACGCTGTCGAACCCTGCGGTTGCGATGGCGTCCAGAACGGCGAACACGCGCTCATCTTCGGCGGCCTGGATGCTTGCTCGCGCAAGGTCTTGAGCCCGTTCAATGAGGTCGAATCTACGTTCTTTAATTTGTGTTAATGGAATCTCCGGGTTTGAGGCAATCTCAAACAGCGGAAAGATCACTCGACGTGGCTTGGTGATAGCGAGAATGTTCTCGCCTTCCTCACCAATCACGAATGCGGTGACATCGGGGTCCTTGTCGTAGATCGGCAAGGCTCCGTCGGGCAACTGCTCCACCAGGAAGGTCTTACGACCGACCGAGGTGTAGTCGCGTCGAAGACGCAACGGTTGAGTAAGGCTTGCAGCCAGCTTTGCACGACCACCGGGGGTCTTGATGTACTCGCTGATGAGCCTTTGCTTGATGGCGTTGTTAACTCCTGACATTTTTCAGTCCTCCCTTTAGACGCGCTGGTCGTAGACCAACTCGAATTGCTCCGCGTCGGGCGGCATCTTCAGGATGCCAAGGGTTGTGGAAGCAGCCGCGCCGTTGGCAACTTCAGAAGTGATGGTGGCGAGGTCCAGCGAGATTGCTGCACCGGTTTGCGTGGTGACGCGCATCATCAGGTAGCCGTTCCGAGAGGCAACCAGTTGATTTCCAGTCGTGTAGACCAGATCGTCACCAACAGCGACGGCACCACTCGTAGCAAGCGCCTGAGTCTCAAACAGTTGGTTCCCGTAGGTTCCTTGTGCCGAGGCGTAGGTGTTCTTGCCGGAAGCGGGTC